GAAAAACATTTATATCACTTTATCTGGCACTTCAACAAGTATTAAAAAACGATACACCTTACGATAAAGTAATCATTGTTCGTTCTCTCATACCCACACGAGAAATTGGTTTCTTGCCGGGCGATGAGGAAGATAAATCTGCATTGTATCAAGTTCCATATTCAAACATGGTTAAATTCATGTTTAAACAAGCAAGTGATCAAGCATTTGAGGTCTTATACGATAGACTAAGAAATCAAGGCTCACTATATTTTTTAAGTACATCTTTTTTAAGAGGTCTGACTTTTGACAATGCAATTGTAATTGTAGATGAGTGTCAAAATCTAAACTTTCATGAATTAGATACAATTACGACACGCATGGGTCAAGACTCAAAAATGTTTTTCTGTGGTGACTTTATGCAGACAGATTTAATTAAAACCGCTGATAAAAATGGACTACACGATTTTATACGAATTATAGAGAACATGAAAGAGTTTAATTGTGTTGAGTTCACTATTGGTGACATTGTAAGATCAGGATTTATTAGAAGTTATTTAATTGAAAAAATGAAACTAGGAGTTGAGTAATGGGTTATTCATTATCACAAAGGTCTTTAGATCGACTAGATGGAGTTGATGAAAAATTAGTTGCAGTGGTCAAACGTGCAATTGAAGTTTCTAATATTGACTTCGGTGTAATAGAGGGACTTCGTACAGTTGAGAAACAAGAGCAACTAGTTGCCCGTGGTGCATCTCAAACAATGAAGTCAAAACATATTGAGGGTCGTGCAGTTGACCTAATGGCTTATGTGAATGGTCGTGGATGCTGGGAACTAGCATGTTATGACAATATTGCAGATGCCATGAAACAAGCTGCACAAGAGTTAGATGTGGCGATTAAATGGGGAGCTGCATGGACTTGTTCTGATATTCGTAAGTGGCAAGGAACAATGGAAGATGCCATGAATGAGTATATTGATACACGCCGTTCACAGGGTCGTAGACCATTTATTGACGGCCCACACTTTGAATTATCATAGGAGTTATTATGGAAAAATCAGTTTTAAGAGACACAATTGTCGTTGGCTTAAAAAATCAAGCATGGGGTGAGATTGCTAAAGCAAAAGCAAACATTGAAATTTATTTAGCAAATCCTGCTGGTATTGGTGAACACTCAGACGTACTTGCTGCAATTCAAGAACAAATTGATATTATTGCCACAAATCAAGAAAGATTAGATGTCATTGAGAATCAAATTACACTAAGACTATAGAACCACAAGGAATATATTATGAATGATTTTACTGTGACTGATAACACTCAGCCTCACTTCACACACGTTGACTTGTCGGTTGAGTTAAAAGATTACAAGACAGAAAATCGTGATGGAAGTCGTTACTATCTAATTGAAAATGACATTTCTTATCCTTCGATTACTACAGTTTTGTCTGATCGTAAAAAGGAAGGATTAATTGCTTGGAGAAAGAAAGTTGGGAATGATGTTGCCAATCATATTTCTAGAACATCTGCGGCTCGTGGAACAAGTATTCACGAAATGTGCGAAAAGCATCTAAATAATGAACCAGTTTTAAAAGATGATCACAAGTTCTTTCCATACACACTGTTCTGTGAATTAAGAAAGACAATTAACATTAGAGTTAATAACATACACGCACAGGAATCAGCACTTTATAGTCACAAGTATAAAGTTGCTGGTCGTGTAGACTGTGTTGCAGAATATGATGGTAAGTTGTCTATCATTGACTTTAAGAGTTCACGTTCACGCAGAACAAACTCTTACAATGAAAACTACTACATTCAAGCAGCTGCTTATGCAGAGATGTGGGAGGAAATGACAGGTCAAGAGATTGAACAGATTGTCATTTTAGTCATTACAGAAGATGGTGAAGTGCAAGAGTTCATCAAAGAAAAGTATGACTATCTACCACTATTAGAACAAGCAGTAGAGGATTTTAATCAAACACATGATTCAACTAACAGAGAAAGCACATCAACACTTAGTGAGGTGTGTGAATAATAGGCCGTGCAAAGGAATAAGAATTGGTGTTAAACCAGCTGGTTGTTCGGGTATGATGTATGTGTTTGAATATGATGATGTGGGTCAACAAAAAGGTGATTGGGTTTTGGAGTCAAATGATTATAACATTTTCATAGACACTAAATCCCAATTATACCTAAATGGTGTTGAGCTGGACTATGTGAAAGAAGGACTAAACGAAGGATTTCAATTTAACAATCCCAACGAAAAAGATCGTTGCGGTTGTGGTGAGAGTTTTACTATATGAAAATACACACTCCAAAAACATTCTCTCTAGAGATTGAGAGAATATCTTTAGAATTAAAAATAACACACATGGAAGCTGTAATGTATTATTGCGATAAGAATAATATTGAGCCAGTGAGTGTTGCAAAATTAATTACGAAAGGACTCAAAGAAAAAATTGAGGTCAATGCAACAGACCTCAACTACCTACCCAGAAAAGGAAGATTGCCCATATGACGCCAGTTGATGTATATCTTATGTATTGTGCAATGCGAGCTCACTTTGGTAAGGGGGATTATGATTTCATCAAATATAGAGGTAAAACTAAAATATCTCGTAACTCTTTTTACAAAAGAAAAGATCGAGCTTTCTTTGTAAAACTTGCAAGTAAGTATGACACTGAGCAAGAGATACAAGACTATCTACTTGCAAACTTTGTACAAGACCCAAAAGGTTGGGTTGGTAACTTTTCAGATCAAAACTACGAAGATTGGAAAAATCGTATAGATGATAGTTTAGAGCGTGCTTGGTGTTTTTCTACTTATTTGGGTAAAGAAGATGTGAAAGATTGGTTAGAGGTGATTGATGGTCAACATCCCAAACTACTGAAAGAATATCTTGGTAAACGTATTCCAATTGAAGAACTTATCTTTATAGATTGTGATTATCCATATTTGGACATGTGGAATGAGGAATTAAAAGATGACTTTGTTTGGAATGACACATATAAATTGATTAATAATTATGGAAAATTTTTAAATGACAATTTCAATAGTATACGGAAATGGTGAGTCTAGAAAACAGTGGGATATAAATCAAGAATTAAAACCAGAGGTTATTACTTGGGGCTGTAATGCAATGTATCGTGAAAAGGTGTTGACAAACCTTGTCTCGGTAGACTATAATATGCAACAAGAAATATATGAATCAGGGTATCCATTAGAGAACAATTGTTGGTTCTCAGATTGGAGTGTCATTCCAGCCATGGTTGGAAAAGAATCCTTTACTTATGGTTGGCCTGAAGAACAAATACATGAGACAGAACAAAAAGGTAGAGATTTCTTTGTTGTGCAGGGTAAAGACCCTAAAACTGTTGATGAAGTTTATCAACAACTTGTAAACAATCCAAATCTTGATAAAGATGATCTACAAAAGAAATTGTTTTTTAGAACAGGTATCTTTATTACTTGGGTTGAGGAAAATGATAAAGTAAGAACAACTGGAATGAAATCTAATTTTTCTGCTGGTACAAATGCACTACTACTTGCATCACAGGAAAGTAAAGAAATATATTTGTTAGGTTTTGATTTAAGTGATTATAATGAGAAAGTTAACAATATATATAAAGGAACTAAAAATTATATCGAGTCTGACTGTAGAGGATTTAATCCTGTGAATTGGAAGGAACAACTAAACCATGTGTTTAGAACCTTTTCAGACGTAAATTATTATTGGGTTAATCCAGTACATGGGCAAGATATAATTGATAGTCACACAAACGTACATACGACAACATACGATAACATAAGGAGAAAACTATGTCTTTAGATTCATTAAGACAACGCAGTTCATTAAATAAATTATTAGACTCAGCAAAGACTGAGAGTGAACCTCAAGAAAAGAAATCTTATAAAGATGAGCGACTATGGAAACCAGAACTAGATAAATCTGGTAATGGTTATGCAGTCATTCGTTTCTTACCAGCAGTAGAAGGTGAAGATTTGCCATGGGGCAAAATTTGGAGTCATGCATTTCAAGGCCCAACTGGTCAATGGTATATCGAAAACTCTCTAACTACTATCGGTCAAAAAGACCCTGTTTCAGAATACAATACTAAATTGTGGAATACAGGTATCGAGTCCGATAAAGAGATTGCTCGTAAACAGAAACGTAAGCTATCTTACTATTCAAATATCTATGTGGTATCTGACCCTAAACACCCTGAAAATGAAGGTAAAGTGTTTTTGTTCAAATATGGTAAAAAGATATTTGATAAACTAACCGCAGCCATGTCACCAGAGTTTCAAGATGAAGAAGCAATCAATCCATTTGATTTCTGGGAAGGTGCAAACTTTAAATTAAAGATTCGTAAAGTTGATGGTTATTGGAACTACGACAAATCAGAGTTTGAAGGCACAAGTGCTTTGTTCCAAGATGATTCTGATATTGAACGAGTTTGGAAAACATCTTATCCACTTGCTGAATTCTCTGCAGCGAGTAACTTCAAGTCCTATGATGAGTTAAAGACTCGTCTTGAAAACGTACTTTCGGGTACAGTCAAAGTTGGTAATGTCAATGAGCATACACAGCAATTTGATGATGAACCTACTGCTCCACCAGTAGTTGATACAAAACCAGTTGAGTCAACACCACCTAAAAATGATGATGACGATGCTATGGCGTATTTTGAGAAGTTGGCAGCCAATTAAGACTGAGTGCCCCTCGCAAGAGGGGCATTTTTTTATCT